TGCTGCAACCTTTGAAGACAATCCACGAAACGATGAAGAGATTCGTCAGAACCTATATGAGTTTTTGAATCTACCAGAGTTTAATGTATCAATTCCACAGCACTATCACGCATTCATTGATGAAGTCTGTGACTTTGAAGAAAAGGGATCGTTCATTCTTATGGGAATGGTAAAAGATGTGAAGCGTGGCAAGGGCTGGAGTCGTGTAGAAATTCTAGACAAGACTGGTAGCGTTGGCATCTTTGACGAAGAGCAAACAACTATTGAGCCAGGACGAACATATATCTTGCTCGCTAGTGATAACAGAATTGTAACAGCAGTTCCTGCCGATGAAACCAAAGGAAACGAATCGTCACTGATTAAGTTTCTAAATTATCGTCAACTTCCATACAAGGAAGAAGAGATGTTTGTGGTCGCATTTAAACCACGTGTCACCAAGGCAGGAAAGAAGATGGCATCGCTAACACTGGCTGATGCTGCTAGAAACCTACACCCAGTTACAGTCTTCCCTACAGCCTTTCCAAAGGCTTACATGAAGATTGACGAGGGTAAGGCATATAAGTTTAGTTTTGGCAAGACTAAAGACGGAACAGTAATTATGGAGGATGTAGAGAATGTTTGATGACATTGCAGAGCAGTTGCACAAAACTGCAGTAGAAAAAGGTTTTTGGGACGTTGTGGAAGACGCTACCCAGGAGCAAACAGATATCTTTGTAACTAAGCAACTAATGATGATCGTATCAGAGGCTGTAGAAGTTATGGAGGCTATCCGAAAGGATAAGGGAGAAGAAGAGATTGCCGATGAAATGGCAGACATTCTTATTCGCACTTTTGACCTATATGCAGGTCTAGTAGAACATGGTTATACCAAGGTATCTCTAGACTATGCATTTGATAAAAAGACAAATATTAACCAGGCACGTCCTGAGAAGCACGGAGTAAGATTCTAATGACAGTAACAGTATACACAAAGCCAGCATGCGTACAGTGCGATGCAACAAAGCGAACACTAGACAAGTTGGGAGTCCCATACGAGGCTATTGACGTAACCACCAATCAGGATGCATTTGACATGCTTGTAGAAAAAGGTTTTAAGGCAATGCCTGTAGTAAACGCTGGCGACGAGTGGTGGTCTGGATTTAATCCAGAGAAGATCAATGGACTGGTGCTCTAATGACAACTATGGAAGAAGCACTAGCATTACTAGATCCAAAGATTCGAAAGAGATTGTCTAGCGGAGTAGGCTTTAAGACCGAGTTCCAGAAGACTCCCAGTTTTGGTTTGAATCGTGCACTGTTTGGTGGACTACCTCTTGGCAGGCAGGTTCTTATCTGGGGTAGCAAGTCATCTGCAAAATCGTCTCTATGCCTACAGATGATTGCTCAAGCACAAGAAGAGGGCAAACTCTGTGCATGGATTGATGCCGAGATGTCATACTCTGAAGACTGGGCAAAGCAACTTGGAGTGGACACAGAGAATCTAATTGTATCTCAGGCTCGTACAATCAACGAGATGGTAGACGTTGGTACAGCCCTAATGAATGCAGGAGTAGACATCATTGTCATTGACTCCATCACATCGCTTCTACCTGCTATCTATTTTGAAAAGGGTACTGATGAACTTAAGGAACTGGAGAACACTAAGCAGATCGGAGCAGAGTCAAGAGATTTCAGCAATGCTTGGAAGATGCTCAACTATGCTAACAATAAAGTTAAGCCTACTATGCTTGTTCTTATTAGTCAGTCTAGGAACAATATTAGTGCTATGTATACTAGTCAGCAGCCTTCTGGTGGGCAGGCTACTAAGTTTTATTCTTCTACTGTTATCAAGTTGTTTTCCTCGGAGTCAGACAATCAAGCAATTAAGGGCAAGATTGCTGTCGGTGATAAACTAATTGAGGAAAAGGTTGGTCGTAAGATCCGCTGGGAAGTTCAGTTCTCAAAGACATCGCCTGCATTCCAGTCTGGAGAGTATGACTTCTACTTCAGAGGTCCTCTAATCGGCATTGACAGCGTGGGAGACCTTGTTGACACTGCAGAGATGATGGGCATTGTAGAGCGTACAGGAGCCTGGTACATCCTCCCTGACGGATCTAAGGTCCAGGGTAGAGACGCATTTGTCAATCGTGTACGTGAAGACCTAGATCTTCAGGATGATATTAAGGCAAAGGTAAATGGCGAAGTATAACATCTATCATGGGGAGTTTCCCTGCCACACCTGCAAGGTTGTTGTAAAAACTCTTAGATGCTACTCAGAAACTAAGGAGTTGACGTGGGTTTGTCCAGACAAGCACTTGTCTTCTGTCAATCTATATACAAAGAAAACCAAGAAAGACTATGAGCGAAAAGAGCGAGAGTAAGAGAATTGGTGCAAAACAGCACAAAAACTCTGGCAGAGGAACGCACAAGGGAGATGCTACCTGGGAAAACTTTACAGTTGACTTCAAGGAAGTTGGTAAGTCTTTCACCATTAATAAAGATGTATGGGCTAAGGCTGTTACGGATGCTATACGAAACAATAATGATCCTGCTATTGTTGTGGTTATTGGCGACAGCGGTATCAAAACTAGACTAGCAGTCATCGAATTATCGCTACTTGAACAAATCCTGTCTGATGGTGTATAATTAATGTATAACCTTTAAGGAAAATAATGGAACAACAGAAAACAACACTAGAGATGGTCAACGGTCTTTCAGAGATTGCTGACTTTATGAATGACGAAGAACTCACAGAGGCTCTTACGTTCATCGCTAAACTAATACTAAAACCAGACATTCCGCTACAAGTTGCTACCCTGGAGATCGTTCGTCTACAGGCTATTGCTGCTAAGATGGCATTCAAGGCAACTTGGATGGTCAATGTCGATAAGGGAAACAGAGAGAAGAAGAATATTTACTTTACAGCACATGAGGCTATCTCAGATCTTGTGTCTGCTCTAAAGTATATTGTTCGATAACACTATGGCTAAAAATTTATTGCAACAGGTAATGCTCAAGGTAGAGGACAAGATTTCTTCTAAGCCATCATTCATTGACAAAGACGCCCTAATCCAAAAGATTAACTCTGGATACACTATTAATCGTGTAGACAAGTTCACCCAGAAAAAGTCTTTTGCTCCAAGCACAATTGCATTCTCTCATGGAGAGTGTCCTCGTTACTGGTTCCTAGCCTTTGAGGGTGCGAACTTTACAGACAACGCAGATGCTTATGGTGCTGCCAACATGACGGCAGGAACTAAGTCACACGAAAGAATCCAGGAAGCAATGGGCAATGTCCCAGGTCTTCTTGTAGACTCAGAATTTAAGGTAACATATAACGACCCACCAATCTTTGGATTCGGTGACGTTATGCTCAACTGGGAAGAAAAGGAATTGCTTGGCGAGATCAAGACAATGCCTAACGATGCCTTTGAGTACCGCAAACTTGCAGGTAAGCCAAAACTAGGTCACATGATTCAGTTGCTTGTCTACATGAAGATTCTTAACAAGAGCAAAGCAGTTCTGATTTATGAAAACAAAAACAATCACGAACTGCTTATTTTTCCTGTTGAGTTAAATGAATACATGTATCAGTGGGTAGAGAACACTTTTGAATGGATGCGAACAGTACGTAAGGCATGGGAAGATAAGACCTTGCCTGAAAAGAACTATCGTAGCAATTCAAAGATTTGTAAGACATGTCCAGTCCGTGAGGCTTGTGACTTGGCTGGTTCTGGAGTGATCAAGATTAAATCTCTGGAGCCTTTAGATGAAAAACAAACATTGTAGTTGGTGCGACAACTCTTTTAAGACTAAGATATCTTATCAGATATATTGCTCTCCAGCATGCAGGGATGCTGCAACTAGAGAAAAGATAGCAGCAAGGTATCAGTTGCAAAGAAGAAAGCGTAGAGTTGAGAAGCCACGCCTATGCAAATCATGCAATAGAAAACTTTCATCTTACAACGATGACAACATCTGTGATCTATGCCCATCCGATCCAACAGAGGTGGCAAAGATCCTGAGAGACATAAAAGGATTAATGAATGGTAAAGATCAAGGTTAGCAATGAGAAGCCCAAAAATATTCTTGCTATCGACGCTAGCACTAATAGCCTTGCTTTTGCTGTCTTTTCTGGTGTATCCTTAGTAAGATACGGAAAGATTAAGTTTGAAGGAAACAATGCATATCAAAAACTCGGAGACGCTGCAGTCAAGACTCTGCCTTTCCTTAAGCACTTTGACATTGACGCAATTGTTATTGAGCACACTGTCTTCATCAACAGTCCAAAGACTGCTTCTGATCTTGCCCTAATCCAGGGAGCACTGTTAGGGGCAGCAAAGTTGGCAGGTATTCGTACAGCAGGGTCCATAAACCCAATTACATGGCAAAGTTTTATAGGCAACAACAAACTATCTGCCAAGGAAAAGCAGGACCTGATGACAGAGTTTCCAGGTAAATCTAAGAACTGGTATCAGAACAAGTCTAGAGAAATACGCAAGCAGAGAACAATTAAGTTTGTAAACACATACTATGATAAAGATATTCATGACGATGACGTTGCTGATGCCGTAGGCATTGGACATTACGCAATCAATAACTGGGGAAAGATTGACAAGTAGATGGCTAAGTTGTATACTAGTGAAGCGTGGTTAAAGAAACGCTACCATCTGGACAAGAAGACTCCAGAGGAGATCGCAAAAGAATGTGGGACAAGCGTAGAGACGATCTACGTCTATCTTGCAAAATTTGGTTTGAGAAAGTCAAGGAGATAACATGGCAAGGAAAACAAAGTTCGAGGTTCCAGAAATTGCAAAGAAGTTCATTCGTGAAGACAGGATGCTCCTAGACGGTTTTGAGATTGCTCGTGGTGATATAATTAAGGTAGTAGGACAATACGGAATGAAGTTTAAGTTTGACAGTTTTGTCACAAACTCAGAAACTGGTTCCGTTTGGGTAGACTGCTTTGAGGTATTTAGAAACACCCCAGGTGCCAGTAGATCCTTTAGACCAGAAATGGTTAAGCGTATCCCACAAAGAGGAAAGAGAGCCAAGCGTGTCGTTTGAAGACCTAACAGTAGAACACCTTGATGCAGTAAACAAGGTTGTTGAGAAGTATCTAGCAGGTGCAGAGCCTACTCAGATTTCTAAAGAGTTGTCAATGCCTCGCCAAAAGGTTGTTGCCTATATTGACGAGTGGCGTTCTATGGCTGCAGATAATGCTGCTATCCGTGCTCGTGCCAAAGAAGCACTTGTTGGTGCAGACACTCACTATACTAAACTAATTAGTAAAGCATATGAGGTAATCGACGAAGCAACCACCGTTGCAAACCTGGGTGCTAAGACCGCAGGTATCAAACTTGTAATGGATCTTGAAAAGACTCGCATCGAAATGCTACAGAAGGCAGGGCTACTTGAGAACAAGGAACTTGCCGAAGAGATGATCGCTATTGAGAACCGTCAGGAGATTTTGGTGGGTATCCTAAAGGACATCGCTGCAGAACACCCAGAGGTACGAGACAAGATTATGCGTAGACTATCTGATGCATCTAAGGACAAAGAAGTAATTACCGTGGTGGTAAGCAATGACTAGAAGAGAATTTTTGCCAGAGTTGTCTGCATATTCAGACATAGACCTTAGCCTAGAAACAATACTCAGTTGGATGGACAAGCCTGATTGGAGAGAGGCACTAGTTCACAACACCTATGAAGGTGGCGACTCAGAGGTCTCCAAAGCCTTTAGAGACGCATCGTTCATCGGATTAAAAGACTACGCACACAAAGTCAATGAGGCTATCTCAGTATTTGTTGAGGACTATGCATCTAGAAACAACCTGGGAGATCTAGAACTAGAGTCCATGGCAGTAGTCAAGTATACTGAAGGGCAGTTCTTCTCAGAGCATTCTGACGGCGGTCCACACCTACCAAGAAGGTTGTCAATGGTTATTTATCTAAATGACAATTACTCTGGTGGAGAAATTTATTTTACAAAGTTTAAGTCTGTATTTAAGCCAGGAGCAGGAACCCTATTCCTGTTTCCACCAACAGAAGAATATTCTCACGCAGCCCAGCCAGTCGTTGAGGGAACAAAGTATGTAGTGGTAGGGTTCTGGAAATAATGTTTGATGATTTCTTAGAAGCACTCAAGTCTGATAATTTTGCAGAGCGTCCTGTAGACGCCAAGACATTTGTGGAGGGAGAAGCCTATCTCGGACAACCACCACTATCACAGGTTCAGTACGACATCGTAGAGGCTATGAGCCAAATTTATAAACTAGAAGACCTTGTCGATCTCATGGGGGAAACCGAAGGTACACGATACTACAAGAAGTATACAAAGAATGAGGTCATACTTCAACTAGGCAAGGGCTCTGGTAAGGACTTCACTTCTACGGTTGCTTGTTCGTACATTGTGTACAAACTGCTTTGCCTCAAAGATCCTGCAAGATACTTTGGAAAACCATCTGGTGACGCTATCGATATTATTAACGTGGCTATTAACGCCCAGCAGGCTAAGAACGTTTTCTTTAAGGGCTTTAAGTCTAAGATTGAGAGGTCACCATGGTTTGCTGGAAAGTTTTACGCCAAGGCAGACAGCATTGAGTTTGATCACGCCATCACCGTTTACTCTGGTCACTCTGAGCGTGAGTCTCACGAGGGTCTAAACCTTTTGCTTGCCGTACTAGACGAGATCTCTGGTTTCGCACAGGAGATCGGTACTGGTAATGACCAGGGTAAGACTGCAGACAACATCTACAAAGCCTTCCGTGCCTCTGTAGACTCTCGCTTCCCTGACCTAGGAAAAGTAGCCCTACTATCATTCCCACGTTACCCAGGAGACTTCATCTCCCAAAGATATGACGATGTGATTGCAGAGAAAGATGTTGTTCACAAGACTCACAAGTTTATCATGAATCCAGACTTGCCAGAAAATGCTGAGGGTAATTCTCTGGAGATTGAGTGGGATGAAGACACAATTGTTTCGTACAAGTATCCAGGAGTGTTTGCACTAAAGCGTCCCACCTGGGTCGTTAATCCCACAAGAAAGATTGAAGACTTTAAGGTGTCGTTCTTTACCGATCTTGGAGATGCTATGCAACGTTTTGCATGTGTTCCAACGTTCGCATCTGACGCATTCTTTAAGCAACAGGATAAAGTTCGTGCCTGCATGTCTATTGTCAATCCAATTGACTCTAGCAAAAGGTTTATGGAGAACTTCAAGCCTGATCCAGACAAGAAGTACTACGTCCATGCTGACCTTGCACAAAAGCACGACAAGTGTGCTGTTGCAATTGCTCACGTAGAAAAGTGGGTAAACATTCAGGTAGTCAAGGACTATGCACAGGTAGCACCTGTTGTAATAGTAGACGCTGTAGTGTGGTGGGAGCCACGCATTGAAGGACCTGTAAACCTATCAGAGGTGAAGCAGTGGATTCAGAACTTGCGTAGACAGGGGTTTGATATCGGTATGGTTTCATTCGACCGCTGGCAGTCATTCGATATTCAGAATGAGTTGAAGCAGGTGGGAATGAGAACTGAGACTGTTTCTGTTGCAAAGAAGCACTACGAGGACATGGCAATGCTTGTTTATGAAGAGCGTCTAGTTATGCCTGCTATCGATCTTCTATTTGAAGAACTAACGGAACTTAAGATTGTTAAGCAAAATAGAGTTGACCACCCACGCAAATCCTCCAAAGACTTGGCGGATGCCGTATGTGGTGCAATATTTGGAGCAATATCACACACTCCAAAGGACCAAAACCTTGAGGTTGAGGTCCACACTTTCAGAGATCGCCCAAAACAGGCAGTTGACACAACTGGGAACAATGTGATACAATATAAGCCTATGCCAAAAGAGGTTAAAGAATACCTGGCTAGATTTGATCTAATCTAACTATAAATATAAGGAGAAACAAAACATGACTTCATTCAAGAAGCCACTTATTGCTATTGCATCTGCACTAGCACTCGTAGGAACCGTACTTGCAGTTCCTGCAAACGCTGCAACCGCAGCACTAACTGTTAACGCTGTTGCAGTTACCACCGCACCAACCAGTGCTGCAAATGCTGTAGCACTTCCTGTACCTGCAGACAACTCTGTAGATGCAACTGACGCTCTTAAGATTGCTCTAACTAGCGTTGCAACTGGCAGTGCAGTTACTGCTACTGCTACCGATGCACTATTGCTAACCACTCTAACTGGTGCAACTGCTGCTTCTGGTTCTGCAACTGTTTCGATCGCTACTGGTACTGGTACCACTGCAGACATCTTCGTGTTCACTAAGACTACCAAGACTGGAACTGTCGTTGTTACTGCCGATGGCGTAAGCACTACCTACTACGTAAAGGGTACTGCTGGTGCACTTAACACCATCAAGGTAGACGCTCCAACCGCTGCTCTAGGAACTACCGCAAAGGTAACTGTTACTGGTGCTGACGTATTCGGTAACGCCGTTTCTGGATCTGCTGTAGCACTCCAGGTTGTTTCTGCAACTGCAACTACCACCCACTCAATCACCACAACCACTGACGGCACTGCTGTCAAGGAACTTGCTGGTCTTGCTGTTGGTTCGTATGACCTAATTGCAACTGCTACTGTAGCAACTGCTGTTGCTGGTCTTACTGCTCCTGCTGGTTTCGTTCGTGGAACCCTTAAGGTTGTAGACCTTGCTGCTCTTGTAGCAGAGAAGGATGCAGAACTTGCTATTGCTAAGGCTACCATTGCAGACCTAACTACTAAGTTGGCTCTTGCAGAGGCTAAGGCTGAGGGCAACAAGAAGAAGCACAACGCACTTGCTGCTAAGTGGAACAAGAAGTTCCCGAAGGCTAAGGTTGCACTTCTAAAGTAACCGTGGTAAAATTGATTAGGGAGAGGGTTTCGGCTCTCTCCCTTTTCTGTCCCCAGTGTATTTAAAAAAAGGAGTTAAAATAGATGTCCATAGATATCGTATACTTCTCAAATTATTCTGGGAACACCAAGAGATTTGTGGAGAAGTTAAATGGAAACACTACTCGTATTCCTATTGATTGGGATAGCGACAACCCTATTACTGTCACTAACGGTTATGTACTTTTTGTACCGACTTATGGTGGGGGTAGTGAGAGATCTGCAATACCCAGACAGGTTCGACACTTTCTGAACATTCCTGGCAACAGGGAACTACTTCGTGGTATCGTAGGGCTTGGCAATACAAATTTTGGAGAGCATTTCTGTAAAGCAGCAGAAATAATCTCAGGGAAGACTGGTGTCCCCATAATAGCCAGAGTAGAAATATTTGGAACGTCAGAAGACGTACAAAGAGTACAGGAGAGGTTGGAACAACTAAATGGATAATTACAGTTATCACGAACTAAACGCTATGTTGAATCTATGGTCGGACGAAGGCAAGATTCAATTTGACAAAGACAAGCAGGCTGCGAGGGCATACTTTTTAGATCACGTAAATCTAAATACAGTATTCTTCCACAGCCTTGAAGAAAAGTTGCACTACTTAGTAGAGCACGAATACTATGAAGCAGAAATCCTAGACAAGTACTCTTTTGAATTTACTAAGGAACTATTTAAGCAAGCATATGGACACAAGTTCCGATTCCCAACATTCGTTGGTGCTTACAAGTTCTACACTCAGTATGCACTAAAGACATTTGACGGTGAGCGTTACCTAGAGCGTTTTGAGGATCGTGTCGTAATGACATCACTCATGCTTGCAGGTGGAGACGAGAAGTTGGCTAAGGACTTGGTTGAGGAAATCATCACAGGTCGCTTCCAACCAGCAACTCCAACATTCCTAAACGCAGGTCGC